GCCGGATTCTTTGCTTGTGGCGGTGGAGGAGGTGGTAACACCTGATCAATATTCTTAACTCCTAATGCTTCGTACATATCTCTATATGCTTGATATAGATTATGCATCTGTGGATTAGTTTGAGCTAATTGTAATTCTGTTTGTGCTATTGCTACTCTTTGAGTTGCTGAAAATATATTTGGATCAGCAACAGGTAAAATATCTATTCTGTCATCAAAGTCTGTTTGTTTGATTTGTCTCTCTCCACCCACAACATCGTAAGGATAAATTGGAGGTAAGTAAGTTGAAAACACATCAGACAATAAAACAAACTCTTGTTTCATTGATGCATACAATCGCTTATGGATTGCTGACATTACCCTCGAGCCACGCTCTAATAGGGCTACCGTCGTACCAACAGCTGCCTGCTGGTTCCCGTCCCCGACTTGCATGTCAGCAATGGACGCGAATCTCTGTCCTGCATCTACACAAATTCCCATCAACTGTAATAAAGTTTGTGATGGTTCTTTGTAAGGCAGATTCATAAAAGCATCTCTTAAGTTTCCACCAGGAGCATCGACATCTCGCCATTCACCTGGTTGAAGAGATTGGGCATCATCTCTAACTCTGATCCCTCTCTGTTTAAATCCTGATGGCAGATTCGATAACGTACCTGCATCTAATAATTGACGAAGTGCAGACGTTGCTGCTCTTGTTAGACCACCAATCATGTGGATTAATCCAAAGCCGTAGAAACCTAGTCCTGGCAGAAATTTGAAGTGGACAAAGTATTCAACTTTATTTTTCTTTGGATCGTCTAATCTATAATTTCTTCTTATAGATAAAACTTTTCGCGTACCATTGTCTATTGTAACAATGTATGGAACTTTTATACCTGTAGGGATTCCATCTTCTCCCCTATCTTCGAAGCCTTCAAGATCTAGATTTACATGACATTCAATCAAAGTATAGATCGGGTTATTCTTATTATATCCTGATTGTCTTGTTCCCTCTAGTTCTCGTTCTTTTTTCTTAAGCTCTGTTTCTTCGTCATAAGGTTTGCCTAATTCTATATCTCTATAAAATCCTCCAACCTGTTGTTTACGAAGATCATTACCTGACATTTTAATTACATGACATATGGCTTCCGCATCCTCTAATGAGGTAGCGGAATACGGAACCACTAAGTCATCTGCTGTGACGAACTTTGATACAGCTCGTCCCATTAAATCGTCGTAATAAACTTTTTTAAATGTTGAACCTGCTAGTGGCAAGTAAAACAACATTTGATCAAACTCTGGTTCGAATTCTTTCATGACATCCATCAATTGATAGTTCATAAAATTTTTAACTCGAACAGATTGATCTTGTTTCTCTCGTGAAGGCATGCCTATCACTTGAGTTCTAACTGGACCACCTGCTGGTAGTAATTCTTTATAAGCTTGCGCTTGGAATTGAGTTACTGCTTCAGCCAATACTGGGTGAGTTGCACCCGATGCTCCTTGGAACGGTCTTGTTCTTTGCTCAAATTGAAAACCTAAAAGGTCTAAGCCTTGAGTATAAGATCTTTCCCATTCTCTTCTAGATTCTTTGTAGTCCGTATAGTTTGCATAAAGCTCGGACCCTAAAGGATCTAAAATAGAATCTGGCAATAAGTCTGCCAGGTTACCGTAATGATTATCTCCTTGTTCAGGAGAAACTGCTTGTGGATCAAACGTTACGTCTACTGATCCATCTTCGTTTTCTACCATCTCCGTATTTTCCGGTGACGGCATAGATTCTTGCATTTCTGCTATAACTTCTGTCTCCTGCTCTTGCGAAGGAATTGTTACACTCTGTCTTACGTTAGGTAAGCCCTTATCGATTTCTGCCATTTGTTTTCTCCAAAATTATAGGTTTATCCTGTTTTTTATCTTTAATCAAGCCTCTAGGATCAGGGCCCTTTAATGGGGGTATTGCTTTCCATTTAACATCTTTCATGTTTTTAACTAAAGTCGGGTTTTTCATTTGTATCGGTTTATTAAATATTGATCAACACCAGATAGGCCACCATCTTTTGCAGCGAATGCATCTATCTCTGGTAAACCTTCTTCACCTGCTAATGTAGGTTTCATTTCTTTATTTTTATAATCAGACCACATTTGTGCAATCTCAGGACCAAAGTTATAGGCAACAGTCATTTCATCAGGATCAGTTAAACCTGCAGAGTAAGCTTTATTAACGTCAGTTATTCCCCATGCGACCATCCCTGGTCCAATAACTGGCATTGCTGCCCCTAATGTTCTTGCACCAGCTTTACCTATTCCTTTTGCAATTTTTACAGGAAGAGAGTTTACAAACTTACTCCATTTAGAAGTTTTAATAGGTTTTTCTACATATTCAGATTTAATTCCTTTTTTGTCAACTAATCCTGTTTTTTGTGCTGTCTTTAAAAATTCTTCTTCGTATCCTTTTCCTTTTATAAGTAAATCTTCTACATTAAAATTTTTAATCTTATCAATTGGGATAACATCAGAAGTAGCTGTAATTGTATTTCCATATTTAAAATCAACCACACCTTTAGCAACCATACCTTTTGTGTTTCCTCCAGTTAAACTATTTAATACTGATCTTCTTTCTTCGATTAATCTTGCTAATTCTTTTTTTCTAGCTTTAGTTGTTTCAGGTAAATTATACTCATCAAAATATCTTTTAACTGGAATATCAAAATTCCATTTTTTAAATTGATTTAAATCACCGCTTACTAGACTATTTATTTTTAATTGATGATCAGGATTTAACATATCAAAACTTCTAGCTAAAGCATGTTCACCCTCACCAGCTGCTTTTGTAATTATACCATCTGCTCCAAAAAATTTATTAGCAGCATTTTTAAGTCGTATTGCATCTTTTATTCTACCTGCTGCTTCTAATTCATCAGCGGCTTTAATCATTTTAGAATAGTTACCTTGAAACTGTAAACCAAAACTATCTTTTAACCATTTAGATCTAACACCTTTATCAATTCCTTTAATGGCTTTAGAAGACGACTCTCCACTAATATATTTACCCGTATTTTTAAGATGGGTAAGTTCATTTACCCGATGATAAAAATTAGACCCTGGATATTTTTTTTCAAACAACTTTTTTACCTGATCAGCTGATCTATCAGACCACTTAGTGTTTTGATTATTTAACCATTTTAATTCTTCTATTTTTGTAACACCTCTTTTTTGAGCAGCAGATGCAGACCAATTATCTATTTGGTTATAATTAATCCCTCTTGCTTTTAATTCTTTTTTTAATTGTTTTCTATCAATACCATCGACTTCAAACTCCCCGGCTATCCAAGACTTCCAAGCTTTATTTATTTGTTCATACTTATGATCACCAACGCCTTCAAATTGTTGTAAAATCTTTGCAAATTTTTCTTGTCCATCAAACTCACCGACTTGTTTTAAATGATTAACAAAAGAATTAACCACCATGTCGTTTTTAAATTTAACCTTTCCTATTTTTCCATTATAGGAACCTGGAAAATATTCATTTACAGTTTTATTAATTAAAAGGTTTGTGTATTCTCTGTTTAAAGGTTTTGTTGCACTTCCTAAATCTTTTTGAAGTGCTTTATACCAATCAGAATTTTCCTTCCAGTCAAAAAAGAGTTTTTTATTTTTTTGCTTTTGAATAGACTTTAAAGCTTTTTTAACTTTTTTAATATTTACATCTGCTTCTAATGCTGAACCTGTATCTGGTCCTGAACCAACAGTAAAATTTTTTAAAGGATTATCTTTAAACCCAACTCTTCCACCTACCTTAAATCTCTCTAACTCAAAACGCTCAGCGAGCGTAGGCTTACTTAATCTTTGCCACCAAGGTGTGTACATTATTTTTTCCTGAAGTGATTAGCTATCCCACCATTTGCCATAGGCAAGTAGTATTCTGGAAGCTGGTTTAATTGTGAATTAAGTTTAGCTATCCCACCTGTTGCTAAAGGTTCTTTACCACCTTTGATAACTGTAGGTTTCCAGCCTTTAAAGTCTATGATTTTTTCTGAAACTTTTTCTGGAACTTTTTTAAAACTTTGTTTAGTTATCGCGGCACCATAATCCCAATCATCTAATATTTTTTGAAGTTGTTTTTCACTTTTAATAAATTTACCCATTTCACTTACAGTCTTTCCTGTAACATCTTGAACTCTACCAGCAATTGAACCTGCAAGACTTTCAGATGCTAGTTCTGTAGGAAGAGTTTTGTCTCCCTTTTTAAGATTTTGTTTAAGTTTTTCTTTTCTTGCCAATTTTTTAATAATTTCTAGACCCTTGTCACTTGTCACCTGTTTCTTGACGCTAGCAACTGGCGGCGGGAACTTAGCATTAAAAATATCTTTTAAATTTAATCTAAATAATTCTATCTGGTTATCAGAAGCATTCTTCAAGGTTCTCATATGTATTTTAATATCTTCTAGAATCTTTCCTGGAAGATCACCTCTTTTATTTACATATTCTAATAATTTTGGATTTACTTTTGTATTGAATAAACTCTTACCCATTTTTACAATATCTCCACCCATACCTATAACGTCTTTAGGTTTAATACCTAACTTCGAAGACATTTTAAAAATTTCCATTATTGCTTTACTCATAGTCTAATAATATTCCTTTACTTCAATTGGTTTAGGAGTGTCTTTGTAGTCCTCTGGGTGACCTAGCAATCCACCTTGTCTAAACCTCATTACCGCCTGAGTTGTACTATCTACAAGGTCATCATGTTCGCCAAAAGGAAATGCTGCACATTCCTCCATGACTTCTTGTGCAAATTG